ATGCAAATTTCTTTATCATTGGATTTTTCACCAGAGCGAAATTCCATTGACTTATTAGAAAGTATTTTATAAACACCATCCTTATAAAAATGAAATCCTTGTAGACTATCGGTTGTTAAACAGTAATCACCTTCACCATGACCAACTGTCTTATTACCAGAAGTCACTTCAAACCCAGGATGTGTCTCCCTATAATAATCTTTACTAAAAGATTTCAGTTCTTCTTTTATTAGTTTTTTTACTTCTTCTTCTGTCATATACAATCAATAACACTTGTAATACCAACCAGAGTTCTTCTTGTATCAGCAAGATTATCCGTATTGGATAGTGGCTTGTATGCCATAATTGGAATCAAGGATGCTCCTTGTCCAGTGTTTGTATTTATGGTGATCTCTGGATAGTCATCAAACTCAAAATCAAATCCATTTGGAATTTGAATATTAATGATAGATCCATTTGGAGTTGTCAGTAATGGGAACTGAACATCACCAATAGATGCCGTATCATTAGTACTATCGTACCCGACACCTGGCGCTTCAATGAATATATCTTCTACAGTCGCCCTAACATTTTCATCAACAATACCCTGGTCGGAACCAGAACAATAACCAAGTCCTGGATTTATAACTGCTACTTTATCAATAGATCCATCCTTTAATATTAATTGAACTCTTGCCCCAGTTCCATGTCCAGTATTATCAATAACTGCAACTGATGTATCATTATCATATCCAGTTCCACCATTAAGAACTTGTACTGAAAGTATAGAACCAAATCTAGAAACAATTGGTCTCAATGATGCACCAACACCATCACCGAATACCTCCATCTCTGGTGGGATACACCTATTATATCTGTACCCAAGTGGCATTGGAATCAAATCAAGTTGACTTGTTGGGTTGTTGATCTTTTGATTACATGCATTGAAGATTGAGTTATCTCCACCAAATAGACTAGAGGTTGCAACTGCACTTTCAATAGATCCAAGTCCCCTATTAAGTGAACCAGCAGAATTCCCTCCAGTCAATCCATCAACAGTGCTTAAGATATTTCCAACTCTCATACCATTATATTCTGGTATTTTATTATCTTCATCTGTCCCAAAGAAGTTAGCAATATCTTTCTCTGCTGTTTTGCCAAATTGATCAAGGTCTTTTGCAATATTATCAAAGATATCAATCTGATCTAGTTGCTTTTGCCACTTTGTAGCAGCCTGCTTAAGTGCTGCATTTGCTGAAGAGACCCACTTGCTTGGGGTGGTACACTTCAATCCATCACATCCAATGAAACTGTAGATTGCAGATGCAACGCTGCTTACTTTTCTCAACACATCTCTCACCTTTCCGAATCCACCCATTAACCAATTCAATCCAGACATAATTGGTTCCAGTGCCTTCTCTAAAAGATCAAATATCTTTGCAAAAATTGCAGATACAAATTGTTCTGCTGCACAAACTGGTCCGTTGATAATATTACCAATCATAGTCTGGAACAAGTTAGTCAAGAATCCAATAATATCTTGAATTAACTTTTCAAAAATACAATATATGGTTGCAAGGGTTTTCATAAAACCCTTTTGTGCTGCAGGATCAGTTAAGTAAGATGCTGGATTTTTTAAATTTATATTACCCAACCATGTACTAAAGGTAACTGTCAATTTTCCAAATAGTCCATCTCTAACATTATTCATCACACTCTTGACCACAGATTGTGTTGTCCTTACAATCTTTTTGATCTTTGCTGGCATATCCACAATCTTATTAAGAAGTGGATCTACAAATGCACCAGCAGCAAAATCTAGCATGTTGGTGAATGCGATAAAGTCCGTAAGTATTTGTGTCAGTTTGCCAATCGCATCATCACCACAGTTACTTGGAACTATTTCAGTCTTAGTTGCTTTTATTTCAAATGCTCTTGCCGCAGCACTACAGGAACCACCAATAACAGTGTTTGATTGTTCTGTTTTAGTTGAATCAATAGAAGGTTTTGTTATCTTTCCTTGTTGTCCTGGAGAAACTGGTTCTGTTTCTATTTTCTTTGCGTTAGTTGGTTTGTTTGCTCTATTACCTGTGAATGGTTGGAATCTAGAACTTTTCTCTAACTTTAATTCTGCGTTTGAGAAACTATTCTCTACATTTTCATTGCGATGAAGAAGACCAAAGATAACTGGTTGTTGTGCTTCTTCCCCATCCATGAAGAAACCAACGCAGGTTTCTCCACCTTGAAGTGAAAGTGTCTGTCCTATTCCACCTTGACCACTTCCACTTATTGGATCCATCAACACATCTGCCCAAGGAAGATCTTCCTCCTTAAGTGTGCTGTCAAATGGATGGTAACCAATGATCCTAACCTTACATCTCTGACCTTTTTCGCCAGATTGATCCATTACGGTATTGATGGCCTTCCAATAATCTGGATGGGCAACTCTGCCAATCCACCAGACAAAACCATCTCTACCAAGAAGGTTAGATTTTAATAGAGATTCTTCAATCATCAGTCGTCGTAAACTCTACATTCGGACGCATCAGGATGTGTATCACAATAGAGTTCTAATGGTGTGGGGTCATGAGTTTCCCCTGGATGGTTCTCTTTATATGCTTTCAGTGCTTCTAATTCTTCTTCCGTATGTCTTCTTGACTGTGCAGAAATAGTGGGATCACTCAGAAGATCCTCATCCTTTCTAATGTGCTGATCAATGTTTTCCATGTTCCTCCCTATTGATTTGGTCCATAAACTCCATAAGAATCTCTCATTAGTTTGAGAGATGTTGTGTTTTGTTGAGCAGAAAAATGATGTCTCAACTCCCGTATAACATAATTGCCGCTTGTTTCTGAATCAATTTCTCTTGTTTTTCCAGAATTCATTTCGGGGAATTCACAATAAATTATGTCTCCTACTTTTAGATTTATGTTACATGGTATAAGAATATTTAGTGCCTGTGTGAACAGCAAATTGTATCTAGAATATGCTTTTGCTTGATCTGAAATATCTCTTCCCGATTGTGCAGTACCACCAGCAGGTGATAGTACACCATGATCAGAAGTCCTAACCATGATTCTAGAGAATGATTTTCCTAATGCTTCAGACACAACAATACTTTCTTGATTACCAAGTTGAGAAGCATTTTTAATTTCATCCTGGAGATAGTAATCATAGATTGAGAATGTATGATTCTCTCTATTATAAAAGTATGTTTTGTTGGCGTACATTCCAACACGCAATGCTTTTCTTAAATCAATATTCTTTTCAAAGAAGTAATTCAAAATTGAGAAATTATTTTCAATGTTTCCTGCTTCAATTACTTTTCCATTATACTTGTAACTGTACTTACTTTCTGTTTTTGTTACAATTTTGTCAATACTTCTAAAGTTGAATCCATCTTTATTTTCATAGAATAAAAATCCCGCAGTTCCCTTTGCAAGTCCTTGTTCTGTTTTATCTTTTCCGTCAGTTCCAGTTTTCTTTGTGACAGCAGATACAGACTTTGGACCCAACCATTGCAAAACATGCAAAGGTTTCTTCATGTTTCCAATGAAACTAAAAGTATTTGAGGTCTCTTCTATATTCTCAGACTTAAAGTTAGTTGTCTTTAAATCTTCTCTAAGAATTTTTATTACAGATTGATTGACTTTTCCCGAATACTTGGTAGCACATCTTGCAGTTTCATTTGTAAGAAACTCTCTAGAGACTAAATGTAAAGTAAAGTTCTCGGATGTCTTTTCTGCTTCAAGTCCGCTCACTTTGTAGACATACATCTGGTCAACAGCGAACTCTCCCGATGCCGTCTCTGCTTCTAGGAACAATCTCTCTCCGCCACGAATAGGAAGTCCATTGAACAATCCATATGCATTAGTGATTTGCATTGTCATTGTTACACATGGTTCAAGAATATCTTCAAAATAATCTACTGACAATACAGCATTAGAAATATCAAATGCATTATCTCCATCAAGAGATTGCAAGACGACTGATCTATATTGTAAACCCGATACTGCTTCTGCCATTACGTTGAGGAAAGTTTAGTTAAGAGTAGAGTATTCCACAAACTATTTAATAGGACAACTTCAGGTATTGATGCTACTGCGACACCACCACCTCCACCACCCATTGGAATTGGGATTGGAATTTGTTGTGGTATTACTTGTGGTCCTCCACCTTGTCCCTGCGTGATAATTACAGTTTGCCCTCCACCTGATCTAGTCATTGGAACTTCCACCCGAGATCTTGCTTCTGGTGTTGGTTGTACTCTTGGGACTGATGGTGCAGATAATGGTCTGCTTGGTTCTTCTCCAGGTTTAGATTTAGAAGTAAAGAATGGATCTGATATTTTATATGCACTCATGGGATCAAAACGACCCGTTATCTGTCCCCCATTCCACCCAGTTCCAGTTTCCCAATGTAGGTGAGGTCCATCTGTTCTTCCAGTAAGTCCGACTTTTCCAATAATATCTCCTTTCTTAACTGGTCCACCTCTTTTGTAACCCTCTTGCATGTGACCATAAAGGTGGTGAGTTCCTCTATCATCTCTAAAAACTAAGAAGTTACCCCATCCTTTTTCATAGTCAGAATCAACAATTTCACCATCACTAATTGCTCTCAATGGAGTCCCAACCGTTGTTGCAATGTCCTCTCCTTTGTGGATACGATCTCCACGAAGTTGTCCATAAGAACCTGATGGTGTTAGAGTTATGTTAGTATCTGGATCTGTATATTCATAACCACCACCTTCTTTTGGTGTTCCGTATAATCTTTGATTCAACGGAATATTATCATCAGTATCTCCATCTACAACTTTTTTTCCACTTTGTGCGAATGTCAGAAGACCATCAACTGCTTCATTAAATGTTTTAAGTACAGAAGAAAATTGATTTTCACTTTTTTGCTTTTCTTCTGTTATTTTTTTGTTAGCATCTATTGTTTTATTTGCCCCAGTTATTTTATCTGATAGACTTCCTGCTGCCTTACCACCAAAATATGATGCAGCAAGTGAACCGAGCATAATCAAACCTGCCACCGTAGTAGATGGTTCTGGTATTACTGTTAATGCAATCGCAGTCGCAAGAGATCCAGCAACTGCTCCACCAACTGCACTTGACGTTGCACCACTAATTGCTTGTGTCTCGGTTTGTCCTTCTGTTTTTCTATCTTGATAATCTAGTCCAGCAAACAAAAGACTTGCTGGTCCAGATGCTCTCCTAGCAAAACCTCCTGCATTTTTAAGAGCGCCGCCCATTTTAGTGCTTCCACCACCAAGTTTGGGTGCTCCTCCAGTAGCAGTCTGTCCACCTCCAAATCCTGGAAGTTTGAATCCTTGACCCTTTAATGCTCCCTGTGCGTTGAATCCACCCTTAGTGAACAATCCAGGCAGACCAATTCTTCCTCCTTTAAAAAGTCTAAAACGATCACCAAGATTTGATTTGCCAGCAATATATCTGGAGAATGAATCGTTCATTCTACCCAGTTGCTTAGGATTCAACCTTGGTATTTTTGGTCCTCCACCTTTGGATGAATTTGGTTTGGGTTTACCTCTTGGTGGTTTTGGTCTTCTAATGAATGGGATATCAGGACCACCAAGACCAGGAAGAAACATACCTGGAATCCCACCAAGTAACCCAAGTAATCCACCAAGGCCACCGCCTCCTCTGTCCATCTCAAGAACTAGTTTTTCTAGTTTCTTGATTTCTTTCTTTGATGGAATTTTTATCTTCTCTAGATCTTTAGTACTAGAGTCTATCCATTTGATAAATTTTTTATACTCAGACTTCTTGTCAAAGTCTAGTGCCTTGACCATTCTAGTCTGGGGCGAGGCAACAATATTATTTGCTGAATTTTTGAGTGGAGACTTTATGAGAGTGATCATGTCCCTTATGCCTCAACAATGTTGTATATCATCTTTGCACTCAACCCAGCATAACTATCAAAATTATTAGAAGGTAAGAATGCAATTGATGGACCCTTAACTTGAGAAGGTATTAATGGTGCTCCTCCAGATGAAGATGCCGCCTGAACTCCGCCAGAATCACCAGGTACTTGTATTACTGATACTTCTGGATTTGATGGTATTCTTCCTGGTTGTCGTACTTGAGTTGAACTCGGATTTACACCATACATTCCCTGGATTGTATCAAACCAGTTTCTTGATCTTTGTAATGGTATACTTTGATTATAAACAAAATACTTATCTTTGAATAATTGACGAACTTTGTCCCTTTCTGCATCATTAAGTGTTTGTTTCTGAAGGAGACTCAAGAGTTCAGTATGACCTCTTGATTGAATCTCCTTAATCATTGCAGCGGCATTTGCTTTAATTCCTTCATCACCACTTTCTTTTAGTCCCGCTTCACTTGGATCAATACCTCTTGCTCTCAATTCATCCATAAGGACTTTTTCTCTGCCACCTTGCCAACTCACTGCACCATAAGCCTTAACACCATTGTCCATGTGAGTGCCAAGTATTAAATCTTTGCGTAAACTATTCTCTCTACCTATTTCTGCAGTAGCAAGTCTCGCCCCTTCCTCTGACAATCCCTGACGTTTAAATTCACCAGTAAGAACGTCTGCAACTTGTTTTTGTGATGCACTAGTGGATGCTGCATTTGATTGAGTGGTTCTCTCTTCTCCCATCAATCCACCGCTTGGACTCACACCTTCATCACCATTCCTCTTTGCTTTTCCACCAGACAATAATAAATCTACTGCTTGTTTGAACTTATTAATAATTTTTTCAAATGTGTCTGCAGATTTAGTTTGCTTTTCTACTGTATTTTTTTCTGTATTTCTTTGAATGTCAAGTTCATTTTCTTGTGCTTGAACTTTATTCATAAATGTATCGCCAAGTCCAAGAACACCAAGCACTCCCATACCACCAAGAGCAATCTTTGGTAAAAGACTTTTTGCTACTCCACCTAATCCTATTCTAGCAAATAATGAAATGACCCAACCAGCAAGTTGTCCGATTACAGATCCTATTAATTTTACAACTCCACCAATAAGACCCATTATTAAACCTAAGGCACCACCCCCACCACCTCCACCAGAGATGGATGGGATATCTTTTAACTGCTTGGCAATTCTATTGATTGTGATTCTCAAAAACTTAGCAATCTCAAAAGTCTCTGCCAGAGAATTCCTAAGTCTTTGTACACTCTTTCGTAGTCTTCTTTCTGTTTTCTTAGACCCAAAGAAATCTAAAATATCATAACCAGTTGCTCTACCATAAGTCTGAGTATTTGAAATATTATTAATTACAGAACCAAGATTATTCTGACTAGGTGGAGATATATTATTCCTTTGAAAACTGACAATATTATTTTTTGCACCAGACACTATGGATGCACCTGGTGCTTGTCCACCAGTGACAAAATCCATCGCTTTCTTTTTCTTTAGCGATTTAATTTTGCTACCAAGTTTTTTAAAAGGAAAGATGGATTCAAACATTTATAAGTTTGCCTGCTGCTGTGCTTTTAGATTTTCCTCTTCAATGTGTTGATTCAGAAGTGCAAGATAGATATCTCGCTCCCATGGCATCATATTTTCAATCTCTGTTAAGCTGTATTTATGATGCTGCATCAAGGCAAAATTCAATTTATAATATGACTCAAGGTCAATATGAGCCATAATCAACCGAAAAAACTTGACAGTCCCTCCAGAGTTACTTCACTTTCAACCTCAGTATTTGGATTGGTAACCTTAAACGTATGAGAAAGTTTTGGCATAGTGGCAAAGAAGTCTTCAATCTGCTTGAACTGACTTGAGTTCAGTCCATCTAACCAGGACATCAATTCTTTCTTGGTACTATCTGCAGCAGACCAGCACTCATCTGCATCAAAGATCATATCAATACAGGATGCAATGATTTCAAATGACTTCTCAAGTGAAGACTCATCATCAGTATTAAAATCAAAGTTGTTCTGAATAAATTGATTCAGAGATGGATACTTCATACGCAGTGTAAGTTTTCCATCAAGATTAATATCTGTGGTGTGCTTTGGATCTTTCTGTACAGAAATTTCGTCAATATAAATCTTGACTGGAACCGTAGTCTCTCCATCATCAGGACAGGTTACAACCAGATCAATTGATTCTCCAACTGACTTACCACGTACATTCAAGAAAACATATTCAATATCAAACGTAGGAAGTTCTTCTACTTTAATTCCTCTAGTTTGAATGCAATCTTTCAGCGTTGTCTTGATTGCATTTGTAATCTGATCCACATTCTCACTCTCTAATGCAAGAATCAGAATCTTTTCTTCTCTAACTAAAAATGGTCTGTATTTAATCTTCTTTCCAGATGAAGGCAATTCCAACTCATATGTTGGTGTGGAGATCTTTGGTAAAGGCATAATATCCTATAGAGTTTTCAGGTATGATTATTTAGTTCATTGGTGAAGGTGGTCCTGCTATTTCTGCAGTAGCAGGAGTTCCACCCTGTTCTCTAATTCTATTTTGGGATCTGATTATCATTTCTCTAATTTCACTAACAGAATCAGTAATAGATTGTGGACTAGTTTGTCCCCTAACTGGTTGATCTGGATTTGCTGGATTCGTTGTGGGTGCTCCGCTAGGAGTTGTGGTTGGCGTATCAAATCTAGTCTTCTCTACAATGTACCTAGTATAATTAAATGAGGCAGTAACCTTTGTGATAGTACTAGACTCATAAGAAAATGGAATGGCAACAATATTCATTGGGAACGCATCAATGAATGTATACTTTACTAATGATTGTGGTCTAAAACCAGAATCACTAATACTTGGATTTGCCAGGAAGTTTCTTTCAAACTTAACTACTGATATATCTTTTTTATATTCATTTGGATACTTCATTCTGTAAAAATTATTACTACCATTAAATCCAGTTTGTCCATTACCAGATCCTTGATATGCACCAGCAGATGAATGGATTGGATCAATATAATTCATCCACTCTTCCAAAAGACGAAGTGAGTTGTAATTATCATCAACATAGAAAGTCAAATCAAAATCTGTATATATTCTTCTCGTCGCAAATCTTTCAATCATACCTTGGCGACTACCACTCTCTTCACTCATATCAAATGATGAACCAGGAAGAGTCACGTCAGAACAAAGAAAGTCATAAGACTTTGGGTTAGTAAGTAATCCAGAATTTGTTAAATGTTGATTAACACCTTGACCATTTGCTGCCAAGTTTAGATTTACCATGAACTGAGATGTTTGAGACAGTTTCCCAATGATAGCGGAAACTTGAGACATCTTTGCATAATAGAGTTCGGCGGACTCTGCCATCTAAATACTTGGAAACTACTTATATTATATGTATGTCATATCATGGACGCTATCTTCCAGAGAACCCAATAAAGTATAAAGGCGATCCCACAAACATCGTTTATCGTTCTTTGTGGGAAAGAAAGTTCATGAGGTATTGTGATCTAACGGAAGAAGTTGATCAATGGCAATCAGAAGAATTTTGGATTCCTTATGTCTCACCAGTTGACAATAGAGTTCACCGTTACTTCCCAGACTTTTTTATCAAGTACAAAGATAAAACTGGAAAGTACAGAACAGTAGTTGTTGAAATCAAACCCAAAAGACAAGTAGAAATGCCACCGCAAAACCCCAAGAGAAGAACAAAGGCATGGGCCAATTCTGTAAAGACTTGGGTAGTTAATCAAGCAAAGTGGAAAGCAGCAAGAGAGTTCTGTGCTGATCGTAATTATGAATTCAAGATCATGACAGAAGACGACTTAGGAGTATAATGGCAAAGTCACAATCATTCATAGATAAACTTGCTGTTACGATTAAGTATGGAAAAAATCGTATTCCATTAGAGCGTCATGACACGGATGAGTTAAAAGCAATAGCAAAGTATATTGGTCTTCGGGGATACAGCAAATTAAACAAAGAAGACTTACTTTTAATCATCAAGTTAAATCCTAAGTATGAAAAGAGTTATCATCCAAAATCAGTAATAAGAGTAAAACCACCAAGAGTCAAATCTCCAGATAGTTATCTGGAAGATTATGTTTCTGGGTATGAAGATGAAGAAGATGAACTAGAAGATCTTCTTGATTATACAACCATTGAAGAAAGAATCAAAGAAAAAGCAATTGGTCAACCAAATACAGATGCAGATTGGTATGCAAATCAATTGTACTTAGAATTAGAACGTGTGGCAGAACAAAGATTTCCATCAATAGGTGAGTTTTGTTTCTTTGGATATAGTGCTGCTTATCCTCAAGACTATCGTTTTTATGATCAAAGACCACTATCATACATATTAGAATATCAAGAAGACAAAATTCTTGGTGCAAATGTACATTATCTGAATCCAAGTTATCGTGATTCTGTTGCAACTTCCCTTCTAAATAAAGGTGGATCAGCATATGTACCGAAGAAAACATTGCATAGTTACTTCATTAGCAACATGGATAATATTTTTATTATACCAGATAAAGAACTAGAAGGTGTTGCTAGATTGGTGACAGAAAGATTCGTAGATCGTGATGGCACTAAAGTAGAACTCCAAATGGTCTGGGATAGTTAAATGGCAGAAAAACTAAACATAGACATTGGTCCTGGAAATATATTACAATTGGGTAATGGTGGACTAACTGAGGGAACAGTAAGAATTGGTACTAAAAATTATTTTTATGATAATAGTGGAACAACAACTGACTCAAGAGGAACTCTTGGAGCGTTTCCCCTTGAGATTAGATATAATCAAAATAATGGTACAGTTGTATTAGTTGAACCAACTAGTTCTACCGTTCTATTCCAATCTGTACCAGGGGGATCAACAAATTTCACCCAAAAAGGATTGACACTCATAAAAAATGGAGACCTAAATGTAGGTATAGGCACTGCACAAAAAACACTAACTGCAGATGATGTTTTAGGTGTAATTAGGAATGAATCTACTTTTGCTACTAATAAATGGACAGCTGAAGCAAAAGCAAGTAACGGAACTAAAAGTCCGCCAAAAGTAAATGCAGTTCTACAAAATGCAACTGGAGTTGGAACGGATGGAAAGGTGCAAGCATCTTCAGGAATCACAACAGCACCTGGTCCAGGAATCACAACAGCACCAAATAATTTGTTCAGTGCAATTACAGAGAAAGCAGATGAATGGATTGAAGCTGGAATAGATTTTCTTCAACAACAAACAAAGATAGATTTTGCTAATCTTCTTATTAGTGGAGATTTGAATGTAGAATTTGGTTCTGACAAATTAGAAAGTATATTAAAGGGACCTTTTAGTTATCCAAAAGATGCAATTTATGACAATACACAATTTACCCAAGACTATATCCAAATAGTTCAATACAGTTATAAACCTCCATATAAAGATAATATATTCAAAAAGGGCGGGTCAGTAAATATATTAACATCAGGAAGTACACGAAAAACTCCACTTAAAAAATATATCGGAATGGCAAAACTTCCAATGCCAAATAGTATTTCTGACTCCAACTCCGTAAACTGGGGTGAGGATCAAATGAATGATTTGAATGCTGCAGTATTAAATGCATTTGCTAGTAATCCAAGGGATGTTCTTAAGTCTGCCGCTCTAGGTGGTGCAGCTTCTGCATTTGGACTTGGTGGAATGGGAAGACTTGCTACTTTTCTCGCACTACTTAACAATGCTGGAGGAGCAAAAGGAATTCAAACAATATTGGGAAATCAAAATTCTGGTGCTTTAGTGAAAACTGCTATCTCTTCTAGAATTTTAGCAATGGCAGGTATACAAGTTTCGCCAGAATCTATATTATCAAGAGGATTTGGAGTAGTTCCTAACAGTAACATGGAATTACTGTTCAATTCACCAACTCTAAGGTCATTCCAATTTTCCTGGAAGTTAAGTCCTAGAGATTCAAATGAAGCAATGGAAGTAAATAAAATTGTCAGATTCTTTAAACAAGGGATGGCAGTTAAAAAACAAACAGGGACCAGTGGTGGTGCTGCTGGTGGAAATTCTTTATTCCTAGGAACCCCAAATATATTCAAATTGAATTTCAAAACTCAAGGTGGAAACGATATATCTGGAGTAAATAAGATAAAAGCATGTGCTATCAAGTCATGCAGTGTCAATTATACTCCAGAACAAATCTGGGCATCATATGAAAGAGGTCAACCAGTAAGTATTCAGATTTCATTAACAGTTCAGGAACTTGAACCTATCTATGATACCGATTACCAAGAGGTCACTGGAGATAGATTATTCACTGGCCCAGCAGGATCCACTGGAGATTTAGATTCCATTAGTCCAAATGACGTAGGTTACTAAAATGTCATACTTTAGAGAACTACCCAACATATCTTACGTTTCTCGTTTGCCTGGTGCAAATAGAAGTGATGAAAGAATTGAAGTCAAAAATATTTTCAAGAGAGCAAAACTTAGATCTGATATAGAAAGTGCAATCACTGCATTTAAATTTGGAACGATTCCAGAAGGTGCAAGACCAGATATAGTTGCACAAAATGTTTATGACGATCCCGAATTGGATTGGGTAATACTCATCACAAATAATATCACCAGCATTAGAGATCAATGGCCTTTGAGTCATAATGATCTGGAGAATTACCTGCTTGATAAGTATGGTTCTACCGAAAACATCTACTCTGTTCATCACTATGAAACATTTGAAATTAGAGATGAGTACAACAGAACTATTCTGGAAGGTGGTTTAGAAGTAGATTCAGATTTCCAATTTACATATACAACTTTTGGTGGAACAATTCAAACTGTAAATCCAGTTGGACCAGTTACAAATTATGAATATGAAACCAGAATAAATGAAGCAAAGAGAGTTATAAGAATATTAAAACCAGAATACTTGGCGGCATTTGTAAGTGACATGAGAAATATGATGAGACATCAAACCTCCTCACAGTATGTAAGTAGAACTATGAAGAGGTCTTACAATCCTAAGGATTCTGGGGTATAAAAAAACCCTCCTTTCGGAGGGTTGCTGAATCAGGAGTTGACCAGTCGGGCGAAGTAGTTGAGGGAATCATCTTCTTCTTCCGAGTTTTCAGAATCATAACTCGGCAGTTCAGGTTCAGAACGAGAGACAGTTGGTTCAGAGTAGTCACCACGACGCTCACGCTCCCACTGTGCTTCCTCTTCTTGAACCTCAGGATCCATGGACTTAGGAACGCCACGGACACCAAGAGTGTAATCAAGACGCTTCTTCAGGTCATCATAGGACTTGAAGTTCTTAGGATCAAGGAACTCATTCAGGTCATGGAGATTATTGTACACTTTCTCCAGTTTGTCATCGTCATCAAACAGAGCAGAAGGACGATCAAACTCAGACTTGTCGTAGTTCTGATAACCTTCAACCTTACGGATCTTCAGTTTGAAGTTTGCACCCTGCCAGAAGTCAAAGGGGTTGATGGGTTCTTCATCAGCGAACTCGGGTTTCATTGCTTCCATGATCTTGTCAAAGATCTTCTTACCGAACTTAAACAGGAAGACCTTACCTTCGTTGTCAGGATTTGCGGGATCAGCGACAACGTAGATGTTGGAGTAATATGACAGTTTACGCTTTTGCTTACGTGCCTGCTCTTTGCCAGAGTCAGTACCATTGTTCCACAGAGTGGAGTTGTGCTCACAGACAGGACACTTTTGATCTTTGGTGGTGAGACATTGGTCAATCAACCAACCACCAGGACCTTGGAAGGCATGAGTATAGACTCGTGCCCAAGGAAGATCGCAACCCTCAGGTTCGGGGAGGAAACGAATGATGGCATAACCATTGCCAGACTTATCAACTGCTGGTTTCCAGATGCGCTCATCTACACCACTGCTTCCCTTGTCGTTGAGTTTTTCAACAGACTTGATCAGTTTGTCGGTGAGGGAACCAGAGCGAGACTGCTTCTTGAGATTTGCGAAAGACATACGGATTAATTAGGATAGATTAGGATGTGTCGGATTTGACGACAGGTCTATTATAGGGCAAGTGCCCTTACCTGTCAAGGGATTTCTCCAGTTTTTTGATGGTGTAATCAAGTTGCTCAAAGAACTTGTCCATGCCATCAATTTCATTGTAACCAAACATTTTTGCTGCGTCCATAACTCTTTGCTTAATCTCCAGTGCATCTGGATCATCAGAAAGAGAAATACGGAAGAAGAAAATCTTTTGCTTCTCTAAAAATGTTTTTAGAGTTTCTAAGTGTTCTCTCTTTTCTTCAGTGGAAAATGTGTGCATGTTCATCATCTCACTGTAGAGTTTTTGTTGAAGTTCTTCCAGTTCAAGAACTGACTCTCTTACTACTTCAGAATCAAAAAATCTGCTCATGCTACTTGCTCTTTGAGAATTGTTTTGTATTTGTCCACATCAATATTTAGAAATGGTTTATACTTTTTAATTTTAAAACTGACGGTTTCCCACACTGGATCATTCAGTTTTACATCAAAGTCTTTAACATAATCAAGAATCATGTCAAGGATAACCATTGTTTCAATAGACAAAGCACCCTGGAGATACTTCTTCAATATCTCAGGATGCGATTGACCTTTGATTGTGAATAATTCTTGAAAGGTTTCTTTATGCACAAAGACTTCTACCTCTGTCTTGAACAGGTAGGTAAGTCCTTGAAACCTCTTCAACCAGGAGGAGTGACTGTCATTACCAGTCTGAATGATCTCGCCAATCCATAAGCGATCGGGATCATCACACTCTATGAAATTGGCGAGAAAGAATTCTTTAATCTCTTCATCTGTTTTCTTCCGAGACATTCTCTCAAAGAAATAACGATCCTTACGATTGTTATATGCTTCAACAGATGCTCTGGACTTACCAGAATACTTAAAGTAATTATAACTTACTTTAGTGAAGTGATTCTTAAATGCAAGATAAGTCTTGTAAACATCAATCGGTGTCATCGTAAACATTTTCAAATTCTTCAATTTGTTCCGCCATCACTTCGTGTTCTCCTGCAATGAGATACCAGTGGTGACCAGAACGTTCTCCAAGATATTTTAATTCAGAATCAATAAATGCATTTTCACGCATTGCTGCCTGAATTTTATAATGTATCAATTCACTTTTGGAAATCATAGCGGAAGTTTTGCTCTTGTGGTTTTCTTTAAGAAGTTCAGTTGAATTGCATCATACTTTAACTTCTCTTTCAATGGTTTTGAAATCAGTTTAGACACGGATTCCATTTCAATCTTGTTTTCTTCACAGAATGTAAGAATTGCATCAATGTAATTGAAACCATTGTTCTTTACGAGACTTTCAATTTCCTGGGCAAACTTTGCTTGGCATAGAAATTTTTCTTTGATGAGATCTTCAACCTGATTCTCCATAGGTTCCTGTTTTGTAGTCAACAAATTTTCTGATGTACTCTGTGAGAAGTTTAATATAGTGACCCTTGTTGCGCTTTTCGTAGACGACACATTCTCCATTTTCAGCTACCATAATAGTAATAAGTTTTTTCACTGGTATACCAGTCATTTCATAGTACATGCAAGCGTATGCAGTTTCTTGCACAAAATAATTTTGAATCCATTCCTCTGGTTTTATTTTTGTTGCCGTCTTAAAGTCAATGACTGCAAGTTCGCCATCGTACTCTGCAATACAGTCAACTCTACCTGCAAGACCAAGGTAGTCACTATACAGTGACTTCTCTAAAGCATGTATATTATTTATACGGTCCAAATAAGGTTTAGCCGCAAGGAGGAGAAACTTTGTTGAAGGAAGCATCTCAATCTCACTGATTGGAGTATTCTTCATATAAAGTTCTACACAATCATGAAACTTTGTTCCACGAAAAGTAGATTCCCTGGTAATCTTGTTTGCCTTTTCTTCACCGACTTTCTTTCTCCATTGAACGAAGACTTCACGGTTGTAAAAACTTGTGACCGAAGTAATTGATGGATACATCTTTCCAGATGGGACTTTATAAAAACGAGTCCCATCTATATTCGTTGCTTCCAGATCAACTTCTTCTTTCAAATAATCTAAATGAACAAACATCAAATACCCAGTGCAATTTTAGTCATAATGTAATTACGGACGAATCCAGAGCGAACAATATCATTAACATCATACTCAACAGTCTCAAAGTCTTCTGTCATTGCCATGATAATCTTTTTGAAATCAAGAATACCATTTCTTTCATTAGTCTTCACAAGGTCAGACTGTGCGGCATCACCACAGAAAACGATCTTACAATTCTCACCCACACGAGTGATAATAGAATCAAGTTCGTGGAAGTTCAGGTTCTGCATTTCATCAACAATAATGATGCAGTTATCCATCGTAGTTCCACGAAGGAAAGAAGTAGACCAGAAACGAATCGTCTCTTGTGCTTTCAATGCACCGTAAAGCATTTCAAACTCATTATCATCTTGCATCTCAAACATGTACTTAACCATATTCTTGTATGGAATCTGATAGAGAGAAGACTTATCTTCATGGTCTCCTGGAAGGAAACCAATCTCACGAGTTGCAACTAGAGAACGAACCACATAAACTTTTTCATATGGAGTCATTACATTCAACACATCTTTGAGTGCAAGGTAGAGTGCAATGAATGTCTTACCAGTTCCTGCTGCTCCATATGCAAATAGGTTCTTACCTGCTTTGTATGCATCAAAAAACTTTTTTTGGTTATCGGTCAACGGTTTGATGTCAACCATTATATCCGAGTTAATCGGTTTCTTTCTCTTCATTTGTCGTGAACTCATGCTACCAATACCGCTATTGGAGTCGTTCTTTCTTTTTCTTGCAGGCATACTTAGATTTTCTTTACTCGTGAACCAGGCATTTTAGATGCCCTATGTAAAACATCATTCCAACCAGGATTGCGGTTGATCAGTTTATCTTTCCACTCACCGACTTCTCCAGGAGAAGGACAAGTAGAAGGATCTGACCAATCCCTAATCCAGTCTGGGTTATCCTCTAACCACTGATTCCAATCGTGAATACTCATCACAACTTCTTTTTGTTCGCCAGTGGTTTTATTCACTACAGGGTATGTTGCCATTGTTATAAATTCAAGATAATTTATTTAGACCCACTCAAGGGCTTCTGCAACTGTAGGAAACTGTTCTTTGAATACTTCCCTACATGCTTCTGCGACCTTCATGTGTTCTGCTTGGGTTCCGTTTGCAGAACGCAGATTGATATAATGAATCCATGAGCGACATGAACCACTCATATAGATACGAGTGGGAGTACACAGAGGAAGAACGTTACGGGCACACTCTTTTGCAACACCAGACTCAAGCATCTGTTGATAGAGTGCCATTGCAGAATCAAACAGAGTATTCATCTGCTTCTCCAACCTATCAATGATGAGCGGATCCAAGTCATCAATACTGTTCTGACGATTCTTGGTGTCCTGACGACGGAGTTCTGGAAGAGGGATCGCCTTCGAGAGTAGGGAACTATCAGCATACCGTTGTGAAAATTCTTGAAAGGTGAAACTACGGTGACGCAAAATTTGAGCTGCGATGGCACGAGTAGTTTCAATCTCAAGAGTCATGAAACTTTGTTCAAAGACACTCCAGTGATTGTGCTTAATACAGTAACGCAAAAGTCCTGCATAGTTGTCATTCTCTTGATTGGCAGGATTAGAAACCCTGGCAACATATGCCATTGTCTGCTCTGCGTCAGGAGTCACACTTATAAGTTTAACAGTCATCAAAAGTCCTCGTTCAAATCGCTATCTTCAAATACTTCATCATAATCATGGAAATACGATGCTACTTCTTTGTAATCAGACTTACGTTTGTATGCATCAATATCGGAATAGATTTCTGCTTTGAGAGAATCTACTAACAACTCCAGATTCCGAATCATTAATTTTAGTTTGTCTCTGTCCATAAAATAGAGTTCTCTTTACACATTATACACAAAAAAAGAGGGAGAGTCAATCCCCCTCAAACTTTAGTAGTTTATCAAACCACTCATCCAAATGAATGAGATAGCATGACCAGTAGTTGCAACCTCTGTACTTTAACTGATAACAGGCAGGTGGTCTGTTATCTTTATCCATATCATCATGATGATATGTGTAATTTTGCATTACTTACTTAGCAATAATACTTCAGCATAAATTAAGAGCATGAATGCAGTAGAACCTAAAACGATTCCACCGATTAAACTAATCACTTTTTGCCTACCTGACAGTTACCTGCCATGCAGAGTTCTGCTTTGTGACGACGATCTTCTTTTTGCTTCTTCTCTTTAATGAGTTGAAGGAAATTGAGTTTCTGCATCACTTGTCCTCCTTGACAAACTTAATGCCACGATAGGCTTCGTTATGCTGTTGAGGTTGCTGTTGTGCTTGTGATTGTTGCTGACGACGCTCTACAGTGTCGTATGCTTGACCACGATAAACGACTTTAGACATTGGTTTACTCCAAAGAAATGAGATGGTTAAATCCCGTTCCTTCGGGCGGTTTGCGTTCGCTATTTGCGAATAGCGAATGAACGTTCCGTTCCGCCGTCCTACTTGCGTCCTAGTTATCAAAGCATTGGGGGTCCGTATGTTCCATCCAATGGATGAGAATATCAGACTTCTCAAGGGGAGTGAAAAGAGTTGTCTCCTCTAATCCCTCTCTCAACCAGTTGAGGTCTTCACACCTAAGATAATTCTCGGGCGAGACATGACTAAAAAAGATGAGTGCTAGTGATAACATGGGATGAACGTAAGGGTATTATAACCCCTGATAGTGTATATAGCAAGTTTATTTTGTAACTTATGTTACAGTTTCATTGTCTTTTAATAATTGAGACACGACTCTCTCTGTTCCATCCATGGTCTTAACTTGATAGATGCCAGAGCGCATGTACTTCTTTAATTTTTTGTACTTCTTCTTTACACTTTGAATTGCATCAAGGTCAATTCCAATGTTTAAATTGTTATCTTCTGTCATTTCTTTTTCTTAGCTCCAGGAGGATTCCATAGTTTGGGGTTTGTTCTTCCCTCCGATTGTTTAAATCCAATCAAATCTTCACGATACAAATCCCAGTAATGATCAAAAATATCTACTTTTTTACTACAAATAACTAGATCCCATTTAGTTACACCATCCAGGATATACTCTACCAAGTAACTTGTACAAGGTAGAGATCTATCATTTGCCGCTTCAGGATCACAGTCTCTTTGTATAATTCTAATCTTAGAACTCAACTTCTACCACCCCACTGAATATCTGGATATGCTTCTGATACTACTTCTTTAGAAATACTATACCTGCTTTCCAGATTCTTATCCTTAACCAGGCAAAGAATTTCAGCATCAAGTGGATGAAGACCCTCAAGAATCTGAATAAACATTGTCTCCCTACGAAGAGACTTCAATTGATCATTACCACCCTTGATGAAATTATAAAACCTTCTCCACTCCTTTCGGATGGTTGTCTTACCTTGTTTCAAGTCAGCAGCATTACCAAGAGAAACGGTATCAAAATAATCCATAGTACCAACCAACTGGTTGATCTTTGTGCTGAGAGTTCCATTTGAAACTTGTTCGTCTTTCAAACTAGAGTATGGAACTTCGCCAGGAGGAAGCAAAGAGATTACACTCTCATCAAAGTTCCAGATGAACAATGCTTTGAGTGATTCATGCTCATATTTTTTCAGCACTTCAATTTTCTTTGCTTTCGTTCTTTGCTTTGATGCGAGTGTAAGAACTTCAAATGCAAATGGATTTGCAGGAAGGTTGAGGGTTGTCTGAACAGACTGCGTAGTCTGAGTAGTGTTTCGCTTAGTCGTAGTCTTCTTCGTCGCTGTTGTCTTCGTAGTCATGATAGTTCTCAAAATTAAATGCAATTACTTCGTCAGGTATGAGATTGCCTTGTCCATCAAACATTTCAGGGTGTGGTCTTGGAATTTCCCTGTAGTTCATCATGTATTCTCTGGCAACCCAACCACCTATGAGTCCCACAACAAGAAAGAGAAACGTCATTAATGAAAAGATCGTTATAGTTGCAGCAGTCATAGTTCTTCTCCGAGAGATTTTTTCTTAATTGAAAAAGAGGATTCAAATGTAAAATGTATCTCTCTTCGAAAAAGGGAGATCATTTTGGCAATTTTTACATGAAAAATGCCTCTTTGGGGTTTTGATCTCCCTCCCAACATTAGTTCTACCCCTCTATTTATTTCAAGATCAAAGGATCTTTTTTTCTTGGAGGTATCTGATTGTGTCACTGCATCCTCCTAGTTTAGTTTGATCTGCAAGAACTTGGGGGAAAGTTGTACCATTACCGAACTCACCATAGAATTCTTCTCTGGTAAAATCATCTCCAAGTTTATATTCAACATACTCTAAGTTTAATTTTTCTAAAACCTGAATTGTTTTTGTACAATATGGACAACCATATTTGGAATAAACTGTAAACTTCATTTCTTTTCGTATGGGTGTGCTTGTTTAAATTCTCCTTGAAAGGGTTTAGAGGGTTCAAATGGACTACGGGTGAGATTCTTAATTACAATGAACGCATCATTATTGTATTTACGAACACCATAAGGAGTTGCCCACTTCTCATTGTAATTTTCTCCTTGATGAATACCAGAAACGACAGTGCCACCAATATCTACTTGGATGTCATCCTTTGCTTCCCATCCCAATTTCCGTAGTGCATCATAAAAATCATGTAACCAATGATCTTCATTCATTACTCTTTCTTCTGGTTCCAAATTTCCGTTCATAAAAAAAGGAGGATTACTCCTCCCATTATAACAGAATTAAATTAGAGTGTCAAAGTTCAATGTATCGAACTTCATCGACATATCCAGCAGAGAGAGCAGTCTTTATCATCTCATCAGAAGAATTACCTTCTTTGGGACGAGCAGAAAAATAAATTACATACCGTGCATCGGGATTAGAGTGCTTAAGAAGAGCGCCGTTGCAGATCGCTTTCTTTACGTTATCAGTCCTCTGAGCACCAGGACGTTTCTTTCCTCCAGGGTTACCACCTTTCGCTTCACCATACTCAATGATGCCATCTTTAACTGCAATATAGTCAACATTTACGCCAATGTCATTGAGTTTGACATTCGTTCCTGTAATATCGTATCCAAGTTCTTTGAGGTTTTCCTCGACGATAGTTTCAAACTGATCGCCAGATTTTTTACTTTCTGCTTGGAAGTTGGTCATGTGCCTTTGTGTTGACTTAGGTATTATACCACAAAGTCAACTACCAAATCCCCTACCAGAGTCAGTTTCTGATCTGTCTATCACCTCAATGTGACTATTCATTTTGTTTGGACTGTTCCACCAAAATTGGTTTGCTTCTTCCCAACTATCAAAGATGAAAACTTTTTCATGATTCAGAACCACCTTATACTGGTGCCTATCATAGGGTTTATCGGACGTTTGTGTGAAAGTCATTTCTTTACTTGATCCCAATCTTTTTGAAATTGTTCTAATCCTTTATCGGTGAGTACATTACTATACATTCCCCAAAAAACTTTAGATGGAATTGTAACCACATCAGTGCCGACCAAAGCACATTGCTCAACTTGACGAACATCACGAAGAGATGCACTCAGGATTTGAGTTGTTGTGAACTGTCCATTGCCAGTATACACCTGACGAATGTTTTTGATAAGTTCAACACCATCAATTCCATTGTCCACCCAACGACCAACGAATGGTGAGACATATGCAGCACCTGCCTTCTCTGCCAGAATTGCTTGAGCAACAGAGAACACAAGGGTCACATTGACTTTGTAGTTGGTCATTGCAAGAGCAGTACATGCCTTAAGACCCTCTACAGTGCAAGGAACTTTAATGGTGACATTCCAGAGTCCATTGAATTCTTGTGCCTGATCAACCATTTCTTCTGCAGTATCGGCAACAACCTCGGCAGAGATTGATTCAAGACTTGCAAAAGAAGAAGAGATCTCCTTAATAACTTCAACAGGATCACGACCACTCTTCTTAATTAGAGTTGGATTTGTGGTAACCCCATTGATCAATCCAGTTTCATGTGCCTTTGCAATTTCGGCAACATCAGCAGTATCTAGAAAAATTTTCATGGGTTGTGGTTCTTGTTTTCTTTAATTTTTTGATATCCCCAGACTGCCAGGGTGCCGATACCTAGACCAGCAATACAGCAAAGAAACATGTGAATAATGTGTTCGTAGGTTGTGTGATCAGCGTGGTTCAT